GATCGTGTCCTCGCCGGGGTCGGTTGGGTTAGCAACCTTCTTTTTAAACCTATCGAACTCTGCGCCAGCCAAGGAAAGTCCAGCTACGACACCAGCGACGGCACCAAGAGGACCGAACATAAGAAGTCCAACCAGACCCATGCCACCAGCGACCTCAAGGCCACCAGAGCTTGCCGAATTCGTCATGCTGTCTAAAAAACCGACAAATATTTTTGAGACAAAAATAAGAACCTCGCCGACGCCAACTAATATGTTGGCTCCACGACGCATGGCGTCAAAGAAATTGTCTACGTCTTGTTGGTTTAGACCCTGAATAAATTTCTCAACTTCAAAAGTCGCATTCTGTATAATCATGGCAAGTCGAACGGCAACGTCGGTATTACCAAGGAATACGTCCGCGATAGCCTTCTGGATTCTAGACTTACCACCCTGAATAGAACCAAGGACTGTGTCCCCTAGTTTCTTTGAAAATCCACCGAACCTTTTCTCAAGGCCCGTGGTCAGTAATTCAATAAACTCAGCGGCACTAATCTTACCCTTCTTAACGTCTGAAATAACCTCGGAGATAGAGCGACCGCTTTCGGTGGCGAAGGTAGCCATCGCGACAGGCAGGGCCTCACCAATCTGTTGCCGCAGTTCTTCCATCGAGAGGACACCCTTACCGGCGACCTGTTGGAGACCAATCGAGAACCGTTTCAGTTCCTCTGACGTACCACCGAACGCAGCGATAGCGTCGGCACCAGCCGTGACGGCGCGCTCGGCCAAGCCACTCTCGACACCAGCCGCGCGGAGCCGGATCAAACTGTCCGTGACCGCATCAATTGTGAAAGGGGAACTTCCGAATGTCTTGAACAGCCGGTCGAACGTAACTTTAGCTTTCTTTGCACCACCCTCGACGTTACCGAGACGGATCAACATAAGCTGTAGTTTGCCTGTGGTCTCTGTCAGGTTCTTTGCGAAGCTGACCAGTGCTCCCACGGCAATGAGCCCGATAGCCAAGCGAAGACCCTTGAGCGCCTTGCTAGTCTTCTTGGCGTTGCGCTCAGTTTTATTTAGGTTCTTGTTCAGCCGATCAAATGCACGACCGGAAGTATTGTTCGCTGTGACCGTAAGGCCGATATTGAATGCCATGCTCTACCCAATGCTCTTCGATGGACTAGAGGATTGTTGAGCCTTCTGGCTTTCCTCAAGCATCATCCTGTTCATTGTGCGCCCGATAATCTCAAGAGCCCCCGTGAAGAAGGAGTCCTGATCCATTATAGCTCCGTTGTCAGGGGTTTGGTAGCTATACCAACCCTGCTCCGACGAGCGATAGCACTTGAAGAACCAACCTAAATAAAACTGCGCCGAACGATGCTGAGTCCTGATCTTATCGACCAAGTGAGACGTTACTGGCTTGGCTCCGAGTCGAGCGGCGCGTTCGAGTTTCCCACGTCGTCATCCTGTGGCGTGCTGATTTCAGCAAGCTTCATAAGTAGTTCGACAGATAGGTTGAGAAAGTACGGGAACTTTATGACATCGTCGACCGTGACAGAGGTGCCGTCTTCGGCCCGGTTCAGGTTATGGATTTTGACATACTTGGGAAGCAGGGTTCCCAACTGAGCGATGATCGGTTTCATCTGCTCGGTCCCGATGGAAGTGACTTCGACAGTCCCTTCGACGCCAGCCTCACTGAAACCGTCCAGCAACAGCATAAGGTCGCTGACGGTCATCGTGCTTAGGGTGGCGGTGAAACGCTCGGCTTCTGGAAGTTCGTTATTACCACGCCATTCAGGCGTGTATGGATGGTCAATCGAGAATGCGATCTGCATGGTCTGTGCCCTTCTGTTGTTTATACGCTTTAGCGCATAAAACCATTTTATGCGGTTTAGCGTATAGCGGAAAGGTACAGTGTGAGTGTACCTTTCCGCCGTTTCGTAAACTTAGTTTTCGTAGCCGCTGGTGACGTTGTTCAGTTCGATGCGGAACATTTCACCGATGGTGTCGTCGTACTCGGCCTTCGCCGTGAAGCTCGTCTGCAACCTGTTCGGTCCACCGATAGGCGTCGACCAAGTCAAGAACTTCATACTCGGGATATGGAACCGGATACCGTAGTAGCCAAGGAACGCTGTGGCGTCCAGAGACGCGACGTTACCCAAGGTCAGGGCGCTGTTCACGTTCATGATGGTGATCCGCATCCGGCGCGCTTCGTAAGCGATGAAGGCGGCGTACTCGGCCTGTGACGCAAACGACAAGGTGCCGCTGATGTTCATGCGCCGGAAACCATTCATCTGGAATTCCGCATAGTTCTTGGTGCCGTCCATCAGGACAACTCCTTCATGCGGAACTTCGATGGACATCGTAAGCTGTTCGAAGTTGGTGTTGGATGCGAGGTTCGCCGAAGTCGTATCGGTCGAGACTTCGATGCTCGCCATATCCCACAGCCAAGGGCGACCGCCCGAAGAGACCAGTGAGTTGATGGCGGCGATCCGCTCGATGCGCGTGACCTGACGTGCCATGCACGTAGCCGTGGCACCGGCAAGCTGACCGGCCTGAATATCGAATTCGAGACCAGTGAAGATCGCACCTTGGTTCATGAACGCAGAGCCCACGTCTTTGTAGACCATGACGCCATAAGGCTCCAAGAAACTGTGCGGCCCGAACGAAGTCTGCCGTGGAATAAAGTTATGGAAGAACTGAGGCTTCCCTGCCTCGGTCGTGCTGTTCGCGCCGGTCGAACCGGCGGCAGTAATCAGCGAGGAAGTGTCTGCGCCAACTGCGGCGTTCAGGAACACTCCGATAGCATTGGGGTTGGGCTCCATGACAATGTCGCCGCCGCCGAAATCAATTCCCTTATGGGATGGGGGCGCGTCGCGCCGACCAGTGATCGAACCCTCTTCAAGCTCTTCGAGCGTATGCTCAATACTCTCACTGACGAAGTTCGTCCACAAATTGACGCTGTTGACGTTGTCGCCGATGGAATTGACCTTGATGAGACCGACCTGTCCACCTGTACCGGATGCCATTTAATCCTTCTCCTTAAAGTGGGTTGACGAAGACGCGAACGACAACCTCGAAAGTGGCTAAAGCTATGAACGATCCAGAATCTTCGTCCTTAGCATCTGCAAACTGTCCGTTACCGAGTATGGACGTTTCAAGGTCCGTATCGAAACGAGGGTTAGCCTTGATGATTTCCATAGCGGACTTCACAAGGCGATTCCGAATTGTAGCCGCTTCATTGTGCGAAGACAAGTCCAAGCCCATTACGGTGACGATATAAGTGCCGTCCACGACGTACTCGCTACCGGCCCTGATCTCTGGCTCAATACGAGAAATGTCGATATTGACGTATGGCATATTGGAGAAGTTCACGTCCCTCTCGTCACCCTGAAACCGAACCATCTTGAACTCGGTCTCATTCAATTCTAATAGTGTTCGAAGGCTCTCGCCGATACCTTGGATATCAATCATTTTGCACCACTCGATTTGAGGATATTGTTAATCCATTTCTCGGCTTCTCGAACCAAGATTACGTTCGCCTCTGCCCGTGTCGGGAAGACACGACGGGCAGGGACTTTGGATGGTTTCTTACCAAACACCGTTACCTGATCGCCCTTTAGGTTGGGGCCGGGGGCGAGGAAATTTGGACGCTTGAGAGTGAAGGTCTCAGGCATACCGGGCAGGGTAAATCCTTTTTCGTGGCTCGTCAGTTCCCAACCAGCGGAGCCCTCATGACCCACCTGTATGGCACCAGCGGTCAGCTTAAACTGAATATTCTTGCGCTCTGTGATGAGAGCCTTACGTCGTCCCGTCTTAGCCTTCGTCCACTTGGACAGGGGCGCATACGTGCCACCGTCCTGTGTCGTAATTCGTAATCGTGCGTCATCCCGAAGAGCGCGGCCAACCCTGCGTAGGAAGGCGTTGTTATTTCGGAGGGACCGCCTGATCTTACTCAGACCAAGTTTTGTTTCTTTAATCCCTGTGACACGGATGCTCGCCATTAGGAGCAGTCGTCTGTTCCAAGAGGACCATCGCCAGCACGCGCATCGCGCTCCGCGATTGTGTAGTCTCTGTCCACAGCCTGATCCAGAGGATCGAGTACCGGCGAGAACACCGGATGGTAACTGCCGACCGCCGACCAAGCTTCGTTGTCGCCGCTAGTAATCTGCGTTGTACCGGATGCGACCAAAAGAAGATCGCCCTTCGAAAGCTGTTCAAGGTATGAGTTGGCCCGGTCGTACCGCCCCTGAATGAAATCTGGTTGGGCACCATGCTTTTCGAAAATCATCGCAGAGATAGCCAAGTCTGCGGCGATCATGGTGACTAGGGGTTCGGTAGTGACCGGGACAACATAACGCTTCGCCAGAAACGCATTCATGAAACCCTCGGCATCCGAGATAAAAATAGACGAAACATCGTTGCTCGTTACGTCGAGGGAACCGGCACCCACCATTGAACCGATGGGCTTGTACCGGACGAATACGTCTGTGATCGTTGCGTAAGCCATTAGTAGTATCTGCTCTCCCTGCGCTGGAACTCACCGTCCAAAATCTGATCTAATATCCGGTTGACTTCCTCGGAGCTTTTGAAGCGACCCTTGATAGCGCAGTTCCGGTCGTCGAGACGGACAGCAACCTCGATCTCTGTTCCGATACCCAAAATCTTTCGGGACTCAGCGAGATATTCGAGGGACTGAAACGTGCCCTGACCGAAGGACGCCATATCAACCCAATTGTCATTGTAGTATTCTTCGGCCTCCTGCGCTAGAGCAAAGACATCCTGATGTCTGTTCTCCTGCTGGTAGAACCTCATACGGTGAATGATATCTCTAAACCACAGGAATTTTCCAAGACGACGATCTGGATTGTCGCGATGATCCCAAACCAAGAATGGGAAGTTCCGGTTGAAACGATCCCGACGAGTTTCCTCGTTGACATACCCGGTGTGACCAAGGTCGATGTTGGGCAACATATAGCAGTGACCCGGCCCGCCCTTTTCAAGCTCGAAATGCTCATGGATATGTCCAACCGCACGATAGCCGCGATCAGTTTTCAGGATACGAGCAGGGCGATCTACCTGTACGTTGCCGCCGCGAGGGTTCACCGTGAAGTGATGCTGCGGAACCAAGTACCCGTCGAGCGCGTTGGACCGGAGATAGCGACCGATGTCACCGCTCAAGTATTCGTCGGTGTCCATCCAGAAGAACCAATCGAAGCTCTCCATGATATCGTCAGTGCTTGCGTTGCGCGCCTGATCGAAGCCGAAGCCGTCCTGATGGTTCGCGCCATCAACGATAATCTGCGGCTGAATTTTCTGAACGTCGATAATGCTGTATTGCATGTGCGGGTGCTCGACGAAGAAACGCTCGATCAAAGCCCGTGTGTTATCGGTGCTCGGACCCATCGCGAACTGAACGAACTGAACCTGTCGGTCCAAGCTGTGCAGCATCTTTAGAACGGTGTCTTCATCGTTCATGCAGATAGCGGTTATCGCACACGTCTGCCGACTGTGATGGTCGAGCGCCTTCTTGAGTGCGTCCAGCTTCTTGATAGGTTTGTGATCCGCCTTGAACGTGTACAAGAGATTGCCGATCATCCTGCCGTCTTTAGCGGGACCGTTCGGAATAGACATCATCGTCATTTCCGGCTTCTTGCCGAACATTTCGCGCGCGGCGGTTTTGTCCAGATGCCAGATATGATTGCGCCACTGGAATTCTTCCAGCTTGACTTCGAACGTCAGCGGCTCCCATGCGCCGACCGGCGTCGTGATGATTACCTGTCCGTCAGTATTCACCATCGCTTCTACAGCGGTGGCTACTTCCCAAGGACGAGCACAATGCTCAAGGACTTCGACGCAGATAGCAAGGTCGGCTCGCTTGTAGCCTTCTTCGCTCCACAGTTTTCCCAACGCTTCTTCCGGCGTCGCGGCGACGTGAGCCTTGAGATTGGTTGTACCAAAATCTTCCTCGAACTTGTTGACCATGTCGACGTTCTGTTGGACCTGATCGAACGCAACGAAATGACGATCAGGAAAGTCCTTCGCCAGAGGACCAGAGACGTGACCTTCGCCGCAGCCGTATTCGATTACGACATCACCCGGCACTGTGCGCTCGGCAACGATCTTCTTGATATTCTCGAAGCGCGCATTGTTCCTGCCGTAGTCGATCCCATAATTGATTTCCGGTTTCTTGAACGCATAGAAGCGATTGTAGTATGACTGCAAACTTTCGTAATCTGGACTATCCTCGGGGAGAATGAACGGATAGAAATTCTCGATCTGGCGGGCGAGCGTCAGGCAGGGCTTGTCCAGTTGATCCAACGATGTGAGGTAGGCATAGGCCGGGATAACGTCGCCGTCCTGCACCAGAGACCACGCACGTGAGAACGGCTTGACCTTCGCGGGCTTACTGTACCGGAGCGCGGCCTTTGCGCCTGTGTCCCAATACAGATCGGTGCGGTGTTTCGCGCGCCATCCTGTGACCTTTAACAAGTGCTCGTCGCCGAGACAGAACTTGAAGAACTCGGCAAACTTCTCACACCAATCTGGCGATCCTTTTTCCGGCTCTTCCAACTGACGAGACTTCAACCACTTCTCGAAGAACAGTCCGCTGTCACCAAGCGTTTCAGGTAGGGCACCAACTTCTGTCGTGGCGAACGGCGTGCCGACACTCATGCACTCGCGCGCAAGGATGCACGAAGTTTCTTCGAACTGCGTAGGGTAGATGTACGCGGCACTATCGGCGATAAGCTGACGCATCTGTTGCTGCGGAAGATTTCCGACAAGCTCTACGTTTGGTAGGGCGTCGATCCGCGCAAAGCACCACTGATAGAAGTCCTTCATATCCTCGGGAAAATGATCGTACATGGCGACCTTCAACTCGAACCCGGAAAGGTGCTCCATAACACCACCCTCTTTAATGAGGTTCACAAGACCGCGTTCGGGGCGAGCCGCATAGACGATCTGAGTTTCGGATCGAGGGGCAGGGAAGATATCGACCGGCACGATCCCATTAGGAACGACCTTGATATTCTTCTTGGGGTATCCAGTGACCTCATGAATTTGACCGGCGTACCATTTCGATACAGCCCAAATCTCGTCGAACGCCCACTGCATCTGATCGAGCGCGGTCTGTAGACCACGGTGCGTTGCGATGTCATGACACCACAGAACTTTCTTCTTCGCCTGTGCCGGTAGGGCAACCAAGCGAGGATCGCGCGAAGCGATCAGTAAATCGACCGTAGTGGACGTGATGTAATTTTGGTAGTTGTTGATGTGGACCCAACGAATTCCTTCTTCGTCTTCCTCACCGTTATGGTGGAAGTCGGGCTGACCCTGCTGCGGAAGTTCACAGAACACCGTGATTAGGTGTCCCTTCTTCCTGAGTTCCCGCGCCATCATGACGACGGCTGTCTCTGATCCACCAAGAGACTTGTGGGCTAGTGTGGTGGGACCGAAAGGCATTCCACCGGCTGCGATAACTATTTCCATGAGTGTACCCCTACACGTTAAATGGTGAGGGCGAACGCCGGGGCACGATACGTTCGCCCTCGGGGATCACCTTGCGATTACCCCCTTAAAAATACAGGAAAGAAAAGGGCGGCACAACAGTACCGCCCAATTTTTTTGTCGGGTAAGTCCAGACCCGCTTATATAACGGACTGAACGCGGACCGCCAAGTCTGCGGAAACGATCTTCTCGTCTTGGTAATAACCAACGTCGATATCGAACTTCCGCTTTTTGGCGTCGAACGGATGGCGCTGAACCGCGAACGGCTGACCAAGCAGGGGAGAAGTCCACCGGAAGGCGTTCATCCACGTGTCAGTGAAACGACCCTGCAACAGATCGACCTTGGCGAGCCAGATATGGTTCCCCCAAGCGTCGGACAGGGACCACGAACCGTTTTCGGTCTCGGTCTCGCCGAACAGATTAATCTGCGCCGCAGGAACCAGAATTCGGCTGACGCCGGGGATCAGGCTCGCAAGCTGTTGATCCGTTACAAGACCACCACCGTCGCCGAACAGAACGTCGCGAAGATGGTCATTACGACGCAACTTGGTCATGACCTGTTCAGGAACGATCAAGATGTTCGGCATCAAGCCAGTGGCCTGACGGAAGTTCTCGACTTCGTCCGAGATATCGTCCAGAGGACGCGACCCCGTGGTGTTCGACCAAGAAGTGTTGATCGAGGTAACGGTCTGCACGTTCGTGGTGTTGACCGCGAGAGCCGCAACGCGGACCTCGTAATCGACCATCAAACGGTCGGTCAGGTTGATGGCTGACGTTTCCGCCCAAGCCAGAACCTCGTCGGCGTTGACCTCGTCTTCCACCGGCCAATCAGTGCCAAGGGCATAGTTGGGGGCGAAGTACGTGTCGGACGTTACCGTGAAGTGAACCTTCTTAGGCTCCGTACCGGGCGCGCGATGCGTCAGGTTCGTTTCGTGGCGACGAAAGTGACCGTGGTTGTACTTGTAGAAGATGTCAGACTGCTTCGACACCGGAGTGACCGGCAGAAGCTGGTCGGCGATGAAGCCTTCTGGACGCCGTCCTACAACGACATTTGATAAAGGCACGTCGACATGGAGATCGCGACCTGTGGATGGAGTACCGGGCATAATCTATTCTCCCTTATGCACTGTTGACGGTGACGTTGTGTGGGCCAAGTTCCAGCGTAAACACGGAACCCGACGCGGCGGTCGTCATCGCTCGGCCCATGACGGTCTTGGTCTGCAAGAACTGACCAGCGGAACCGGCATTGATGGTGCCAAACGTGAGAGTTTCGCCGAAGCCCGACGCGGCACTGACGACCCAATCGCCAGCAGTTACCGCTCCACCAGCGTCAACACGAACGCGGCCCCGAAGGGCGACAGTCGCGAATTCGCCGTCTTGCGGCTTGTTTTGTAGAACCCCGATCCCACCTCTGGCGAGAGCGTGTCCGACGATACCGACACCTACATGGTCGACGAAGCGATGCTGCAATGCAGAAAGATCGCCCGACGCCTGAAAAGTTTCGGCTTCGACTCGATTTGTATCAGCCATCGCTTAGTCCTCCACTTCGAAATAGCGAGCTTTCAGGTCGTCATTCTCGGAGAGAACTACCTGCCTCGCGGTTGGATAATCCATATCCTTTTCCGCCTTCTGTTTGGCGACGGTAAGGGAATGGAGTTCTTCGGAAGCATTGGAGAAGGACTTCTTCTCTTCGCTGCCTTCACCCTTTTCACCGAGTTCAACTTTGGTGGGTAGACCACCGATGAAGTCCTCGAAGAGTTTCGTGACGGACGTTTCCTTGTCGCCGAACTTGACCGTACCGGAAATGTTCAGGGCGAAAGCAAGGGCGGCGTCCTTGGATTTGGGAAGCAGTTTGCCGTCTTCGATGGCTTTGTCGACCATCGCGGAGGCGTTTGCTTTTCGTGTGTCGTCCTCGAAAAGACGAAGTGCATCTTCGGCGGTCTTCTTGCCTTCGACTGCCGTATCACGCTCGGTGGTGATAGTGGCAACCTGTTCGGAAAATTCGGCTTTCACCGTATCCGTGGCTTTCGCAACCGCCGCATCGACTAGCGCGTCGACTTGTTCCTGAGAATAGGTTGCTGGCATGTCTTGCTCCTTAAGCTCGATCTTCTCACCTTGGAACGGCTCATCCGTTTCCTCGGTAAACAGTGTCGCGGCGAGGTCTTTCAACCCCTTGACCGCTGGTAGTTCAGCGCCCAAAAGGGCAACCGCCGTCAGCACGTTTCTAAACTGTGCCCCATTAAACTCTGTTTTGGGGAACATTTCAATACTAACGGAATTGAAACGACGCTGTTTTATTAAATCGAACAATGCGTCGGGTACATTCGTGAAGTTGGCGAGGATTTTTGAGCCCTCTTTCCAAATCTTATCCACGAAGCCAAGGTTCGGCGCACCCTTCCGCGCACCGAAGAATTTCTGAACGTCGTCGTGACCGAGTTTCAACACAGGTTGAAAACCACCCACAGACTGAAGTTCGTTGAATGAGTTGACCATTGCGGTCAGATCGTCGTCCGTAATCCTGACGATTTCGCTTCCCCGGTGTTTGCCGGTGGCGAAGATTTCGACAGCTTCGATATTCTTGGGCATTATGAACCCTCGGTGATGACGAACGTCTTGGAGACGGGGACAATACCACCCGAGACTGCGTCGGCTTGGACAGGAACAGTAACAGTCTCGTTGCCGGTCGTGATCGAATAACCAGCCGTGGCGGGCAGGATGATTGTTAGAATATTGGCTGTCGTCCGAGTTATGTCACCGTGAGCTAGAGCCATCTGAGCATTCCAGCCAGCGGCATCTGCGAGATCACCAACAATCGCAGCGAGGAAGGCAGTCGTGATCGCGTTGTCGGCGGCCAAGGTTGCCGCCCACGTATCGCCAGAGATCGTAACGATAACGGTCTGGGAGCCGGTGACGATTTCGCTTTCGAGAACGCCGCCAGTGATAGCGGTTCCGGTGAGAGCAATCGAGACATCGAAGGTAACATCGAACGTAGCTGCGGCAGGGGCGATACCACGAACGACAGAACTATTGGGTGGTGCTACCGTGATAGTCTCGTCTGCTGCAATTGCGTAGCTTGCCCCTGCGGGTAGGGTGAGAGTCAGAACGTTGGCGTTTGTGCGAGTTAAATTACCATGGACGAGAGCAACCTCTGCATCGAAACCGTTCGACCCCGCGTCGTCGCCAGTGATGGCGGCGAGGAATGCGGTCGTGATAGCGTTATTAGCACCAAGAGTAGGTGCCCACGTATCGTTGGTGATTGTGATGATAATAGTCTCACCACCATCGACGATCATTTCCTCTGTAACACCACCAGAGATAGCGGTGCCGGTCAGGGCGATTGTCGCGTTGTCGGCATCGGTATAGACATTACTAGCCAGCATATCATTCCGAGTCTTGATGTCGCGACCGGGCTTGAAGATAATTTCGCGGCTGAGAATTTTGTCGCGCCGAGAAGCCTCGTTGCGCGGGAAAGTGATTCGACGACCTGACATATTAGACTCCGAAAAGAATTTTGAGCGGCGTGCCGCTTGTGACGCTCGTCACGTCTACTAGGAACGCGACGGGCATGAAACCATATTCAAGAGCATACAGCCCTTGCAAAGAGATTGGAAGACCAACGCTTGAATTCCTGTCTAGTCACTTCTGTCAATTAAGTCTATACCAATATAGATATGTGCAGAACCGCCCGACAAGTTTTGCATTGAGACGTTGTAATGCATGGAGCCAGCAAGAATGAAATTAACGCCGCCATCTCCGGCATCGCTATTTCTCCCTTGAGCCGCACCGCCGAACATGTCATCGAAGATGACGGTCCCATTGGACCACGAATTTCCAGCCGATATAGACGCGATAGAAGTTTTCGAAGAACTTCTGTTATAATTGAACAGGGACACGTTCGTTCCGGCTGTTTCAGCCGACGCAGCCTCGGTAATTTCCAAGAGACCGAGCCCTCCGGCGTGAGCATTAATGTGAAGTAGGTCTCCAACATGACCATTCGTTTTTATAAATATATTAACGACCCCGTCATCAGCAACCGTCTCTGAGAATACGCTAACTTCATAAGCATCGCCATTCACATGGTCCGCTAGAAGAATATCTTCGACTACAGTAAAGCTTGGGTAGGTCATGTATTTTTCTTTCCATCAG